TATCCTCCTCTTGGTATGTCAGCTAGTCCACCATCAGCAGCGTAGAAAGAACTTCTTACAGCTGATTTAGGAGGCATAAAATATAATGCGGAGTTTGTAGGATCACCATAGTATGCTTTTGCCTGGTCCCTGATTGACTCAATACTACTTATAGGATTAACGAATGATTCTTCATCAACCTCTTCTTCTTCACCACCCATTAAGAATGGTGCAGCAAGTGCTGTTGCTCCTAATAAACCACCACCAACTCTAAATAAACTAAGATCAGCATCTTTTTCTCCACCGACTCTAAAGATATTTCCTAATTGACCTAGCATACCTTCACCACCTCTAATTTTATTAAAAATACCAGGTAATCCACCTGCTTGTTTTAATAAAGTTTCTCTACCAAATAACGCTGGTGCGAAGTTTGCAGCTGCCGCAAATAAGGCAGCTTTACCTAACGGTGATTTAACAATTTTTTTAATTGGTTTGGTTATCTTCTTAACTAATTTACCTAAGAAATATCCTTGTCTCTGGTCTTCGAGACCCATAATGCCACCCATATTACGCATTTGTCTTTCCATATTCATCCTTGAAATTGCCATAATCTTACCTTTTTATTGTCTTTTTCTCCTATAATCAATCATATATTTCTAGCATATCCACTATGCCACCATCCATGTAGTGTTGAGAATACCCTTGAGAAGTACCTGTAGATTTATCATTATCTATATTTGCTGCTCTACCTTTTGCTCCACCACCAACAGCTCTATCACTAGCGCTTAAACCTCTATCATCTCTGTCTACATAAGTGCCAGAATCTAGTCTACTTTGAACTTGGGCAACTCTATTTCTCTCTGCCGCTGCCGCTGCCGCCGCTGCTGCCTCTTCTTTTGCTTTTTGTTCTCTTACGTCTTTTAATCTTTTCTGTTGTTGTCTATAGAAGTTTATTTTTTGTTTTCTAAAATCTGATAGTTTGTCAAATTCTTCTTCATCCATGTCTTTATATTGGTCCACAAAATCATCTACATAATTTGCGTAATTACCAAATAAAGATCTTGTGTTTATTCCATATATATCTTTAGATAATCCAGAGGTGTTTTTACCAAATACTGTTGGACCTGTGTAGCCCATGTTCATTTTTATAAATTCTTGATCTGCTGCAGGTAAAGAACTAAATCTATCCATTTTACTTAACACGAAACTTAAAGGACCAAACCCACCAATACTACTAATAGCCTTTCCTATACCCTCTTTAACATTACCAATTCCTTGTTGTATTTTGCCAGCTCTAGTTAGTTCTAAAGGGACATCTGTATCTGATCCAATATACTCACCTAAATCTGCACCGGTTAGTTCTTGTTCTCTAAAGCTAGGAAAACCCATAAAAGTTCTATCAAGTTTACTTTGATATAGATCATCTACGAGAGGTGTCGGTTGACGATCAAAGTATTGATTTCTAGTATCTAATGTAAAGTTTTGCATTAAATCATTTATCCCACCAGAATAACCACCACCGCTTCCACCACCCATATTTATAGGCAATGTAGCTACACCACCTTCTGATACAGTTTCTGTAGTGTCTTGCGGTATTAAAAACGGGTTCTGTAAATACTGGGTCTGAGGTATAAATTTAAACCCTGCATCATATACCTGTTGATCGTACGGACTTAGTGCCATTATTTTGTTTCTCCAAATAGATCAAGACTAGGCATTATTACCCTTACGTCTTTTCTAATATCTTCTTGAGGAATTCCTTTTGATTTCCACTCCTCATCATTCTTATATATCTCACCTGTTTTAAGATTGCTAATAGTTTCTATTATCTCTTTTGGCTTTATTGTTGGTATATCTTTCACTATGCTGTTACCTCTCTCGGCTGTATTTCTAGTATTGAGGCTATGACGTGCAGCTCATTCGCGTCAGCGGCCTGTACTTTTAATACCTCGCTCTCTTCCATAACAAGAGGCTGAGTTAAAAGTTCTGTTGTTGCTTTAGATGCAATAGCTTTATCTTTAAATAAATTAAATATAGTGCCACTGGAATTTACCAAAGTAATAGTTATAGTGCTCCCTGATCCAGCGTCTTCTGACACTAACAATGATTTAACTACAGTGGTTGTTGCTGATGGCACTGTATATAATACAGTTAAATCTGTTGTTGTTAAATCTACTTTTTTATTTTTAAAACTATTTGCCATTAATTTAAAAAGAAGTTTTGTGCTTCTATCTCCTCTTTTAAGTCTTCTTGAAATGTAGAATTTAATTTTTCTACAATTGCATCAAGATCTCTAACTTGTGATTCTGCTGTTGGCAGATCATATTCTCTACTTGGTCTTGTTAATACTTGTACTATCTTTGCCATTATCTTCTTCCATCCGGTTGTATGTCTAATCTAAATGTACCAAGTTTCCAACTTTGACTAGCTGCTGTATTAGCTATTTTTACTGCAATAGCTCTAGCTCTTGCACGTGTATCTACTTTTTGTGTAGTTGATGAAACTGTAAAAGGACCTAAAGATGAACTAGCTTGACTGTCATTAGGATAATTTCTTAGTTGTAATGTAACTTGTGTATTGCCTGTTTGAGATATAAAGTCTGGTATAAATCTTCTTATCTTCATCATAAATTCACCATCCCCTCTAAGATCAGGCATACCAGTCTGAGCCCCTCTTATAACTCTTTGAGTAATATCAAAGTCTCCTGATGAGATACTTGCAATCACTGCAGTTGTTGCTCCACCTTGAACTTGATCGGTCCCTGTTTCGTGTTCATAGTATATTGTAGAACCCTCCGTGTTTCCAACCACATCAAAAGATGAATCAACGCTTGCACTATATTCTAATGCATGAGGTTTACCAAATACTGCGGAATCCTCCCACATGGTTCTAGCTAATGATCCAACAGTCCATACTGGTCTTTTTAAATTTAATGAATCAAAATAATTAAATGTAACCTGTCTGTTAACAACCGATGATCCTGTTGTTGGATAAAACCAAGTTACTTCACCAAACAAATTATTTAATCCTGCTGATATCATCTGATTACCAGATTCCATGTTTATGTTATCAAATACAAAATCTTCTACTAAACAAGGCAAAGATTCTAATTTACCGGCGTACCTAAAGAAACCATTCTCTGACATCCAATATGCAGCACCATCTACTTCTACACATGCATTCTGTCCTGCAAGTCCACAGTTAGTTCCAACTTGTGCAAAACCAAAAACAAGTGGCTGACCAATAAACCTCATTGTAAACAATGCTGTATCAGTCCAGACATATATTGCATCTCTACCTCTAATAGCACCTCTTATTTGTGATCCATCAGCGAGTCTTTGATCTCCCGCTGAATTATCTACTGTAACTGTATAAGTATTTATATCCCCTCGTTTTGAAAATCTAATAAACATATCGTCTTGTGTTGTTGGATCTCCAATAGTTGTCTCTGTTCCAAAAAATACTAAGTGTCTATTTGGTGTAGAAACTAACATGTGACGTGATGCGGTTGGTGCGTTAGCTATAATGGTAGCTCTTGTGTTTTCTGCATTTGTTGCAGCAGAGTCCCATTCAAAACATGCACTATCATGAATAAGACAGATAGCCTTGTCACCAAAATTATCTAGTGACCACATACCAGGTTCTAATACTAAATCTCCTGATGCTGCTTCACCCCATGCTACAAAGTTTGTTGTACTAGTAACTGTGTCTCCTGCACCATGCGATGCTGGTGAAGTGCCTCTTACATCTCTTGTAACACCTGTTAATTCATTAGATGAACTTATACCT